TGGGATAGTATTTCACCAACTGCACTAAGATCGTTGCGAAATGGTGATTTATACATTGGCAAGAACGGCTACATTGGTAAGTATGGTGGTTATCTTGATGATGCTTCTACTTATCGATTCCTGTACTACACAAACAATGCTGACTTAGGCAATCCTAATCAGATTTCCATTCTGAAGTCTATTACTGCCGTGGTGATCGGTGGTTCTAACCAGTTCCTCACAATCAAGTGGGCTTTTGATTATTCGGGTGCTTATCAGTCAGAGAACGTCTTTATTCCACCTCAAGGCTATTTCGAGTATGGGGTTGGTGAATATGCGGTTGCAGACTACTCAAGCGGTATACCAATTAAAGCATTAACAAGTAATGCGTCTAGTGCGGGTAAAATCGTACAAACTGGTTACGAAGCCACTATCAATGGCACTCAGTTGTCAATTCAGAAAATTGAACTTCAAGCCAAAGAAGGCAAGATAGGATAAACCATGTCTAATTATTCAAAATCCACTAACTTTGCAACCAAAGATAATCTCTCGCCTGGCAATCCTCTAAAGATTGTTAAGGGTACTGAGATTGATACAGAGTTCAATAACATTGCTACTGCTATAGCAACAAAGACAGATAACTCCTCTGCCACGATTACTGGTGGAACGATCAATGGTGCTGTGATTGGTGGAACTACTGCCGCAGCGGGAACATTTACTAACCTTACTGTTAGCACAGCCGCTACGATTGCTTCTGCCGCTATTAGTGCGGGAACAATCAATGGTGCGGTAATTGGTGGTTCATCTCCACTTGCTATTACTGGCACAAACATCACGGCAAATACAGGCTTTAGTGGCCCATTGACAGGTGCGGTCACAGGTAACGTAACAGGCAATGTAACGGGTGCAGTTACAGGCAACGTCACAGGCAACGTAACGGGCAACCTGACAGGCAATGTCACTGCGGCTTCTGGCACTTCTACATTCAACAATGTGACCATCTCTGGCTCATTGGACATGGATAGCAGTACATCGGCAACCATTACTGGTTTGGCAAGCCCTACAAACGATTCTGATGCGGCTACCAAGGGTTATGTGGATGCACTAGCCCAAGGTATTGATGCAAAAGCCTCTGTGGTTGCAGCTACTACTGCAAACATCACTTTGTCTGGCGCACAAACCATTGATGGCATCTCGATTGTTGCTGGTGATCGGGTCTTGGTTAAAGACCAATCTACTGCCTCACAAAATGGTATTTATTTGTGTGCTTCTGGTTCTTGGACTCGCACAACAGATGCTGACACTTATGCTGAGTTGGTGGCGGCTTTTACCTTTGTTGAAAAAGGCACAACTAACGCTGACTCTGGTTTTATCTGCACGATTGATGCAGGTGGGACATTGGGAAGCACATCTATCACATGGGCGCAGTTCTCAGGTGCGGGTCAGATTACTGCGGGTGATGGTCTTACAAAGACAGGTAACACTCTCAATGTAGGAACTGCATCTTCAGGTCGTATTGTTGTCAATTCGGACAACATTGATTTGGCTACTTCTGGTGTAACGCCAGGCACTTACCAATCTGTGACTTTTGATGCTTATGGTCGTGCAACGGCAGGAACGAATCCTACGACTATTGGTGGCTATAACATTACAAATGCTTATACCAAAACTGAAATAGATTCGATTTTTGGTTCAACTACTGCTGCGGCTACTTCTGCTTCTAATGCGGCTACAAGTGCTTCAAACGCATCTACAAGTGCTTCTAATGCTTCTACAAGTGCAAGCAATGCGGCTACTAGCGAAACCAATGCGGCAGCCTCATACGATGCTTTTGATGACAGATACTTAGGTTCTAAGTCTTCTGCTCCTTCTGTAGATAATGATGGCAATGCTCTCCTAACGGGTGCTTTGTACTGGAATACAACAGTAAGCACTCTTTATGTGTGGACAGGATCGGCTTGGTCACAAGCGGCTTTTACCGCAGGTGGTTTCTTAGTTAATACTAACAACCTATCTGATGTATCTAATACTGCTACTGCTCGGACTAACTTAGGTTTGGCAATCGGTACTAACGTACAAGCCTATAACGCTAATACGGCAGTTACAAACTCTGCCCAGACATTCACGGCTACACAGACATTCTCAGGAACTTCATCTGCTACCGCCATTGTCTTAAACGATGCAGCAGAAGTAGCAACAGTATCAGCTACTGCGGCTACTGGCACGATTGCTTACGACATTACAACTCAGTCTGTTCTGTACTACACAAGCAACGCAAGTGCTAACTGGACTGTTAATTTCAGAGGCTCTAGCGGTACATCATTGAATACTTTGATGAGTACAGGTCAATCAATGACTGTGGCTTTCTTGGTTACTCAAGGCTCTACTGCTTACTACAATTCTGCTGTGCAAGTTGATGGCACTACATCTGGTGTGACTACACGTTGGTTAGGTGGTGCGCCTACTGCTGGAAATGCTAGTGGAATAGACAGTTACCGCTATCTTTTGATAAAAACAGGTAGTGCAACATTTACAGTCTTGGCAAGCAACACACAATTTAAGGCTTAATGAACACCGCCTACGTTTACACGCTGACTGACCCTAGAAATGGGATGCCCTTTTACGTTGGTAAGGGGCATGGTAAGCGTTGCGAGTTTCATTTAGATGAGGCTAAGTATTACACTAAGCGCAAGTCAAAGAAGCTAAATAAGATTCGTAAACTTATGTCACTTGGTATACAACCAATCATTACCAAAGTTGAAGAAAATGTTTCAGATGCACAGGCTATTGATTTTGAGTGTTTGTTAATTGCTGAAATGCGTGATATTGGCATACCATTGACCAATATGACAGATGGTGGTGATGGTGCTAAAGGTTACAAGCATACTGAAGAACATTTAAAGTATGTATCTGAGTTGTTTAAAGGTCGCATAGTTTCTGAAGAAACAAAACAAAAGATGCGAAAACCTAAGTCTGAAGAAGGTCGAGCAAACATCGCCAAAGCCAGATTGACTACAGCTTATAGGCCATCTGAAGAAACAAAGCGTAAGACTTCTGAAGCATTATTAGGTCGCCCTAGTCCAATGAAAGGGCGTAAGCAATCTGAAGAATCAAAAGCTAAAATGAGTGCAATGCGCAAGGGTTTGCCAAAACTTAAAGTTGATTGTCCTCATTGCCAAAAATCTATCGCTGTCAATGTTGCAAAGCGTTGGCACTTTGATAACTGTAAAGATAAGGAATAACAATGCCGTTACAAGCTACGAGTGGGGCTGCATCCTACGATGGATTCGGAGGAGGTGTTGTTGCCGAGCCAAACTATATAGAGTCATGTTTTAGCACATACCTTTACACAGGCAATGCTACTGCACGTTCTATTGAAAATGGAATTGATTTAGCTACTAAGGGTGGGCTGGTTTGGATTAAAAACAGAACATTTGCAGGGTCTGACCATCAGTTATTTGATACTGCTCGTGGTGCAACAAAAAGATTATTTTCAAATTTAACTGATGCTGAAGTTACAACAGCGGGAACATTGACTTCGTTTGACACAACAGGTTTCTCAATAGGTACTCAATCGAGTGTTAACTTTAATACTTACCCTCAAGTTTCATGGTCTATAGCAAAAGCACCAAAGTTCTTTGATATTCAAACTTGGACAGGCTCAGGTGCTAATAGAACAATTTCTCATTCACTAGGAAGTGTGCCAGCTTGCATTATTGTCAAGCGCACAGACTCTACAGGTGATTGGCGGGTTTACCATAGAAGTTTGAGCAATACAGAATTTGTATCATTAAATTTAACAAGTGCTGTAGCCAGTGATAGCGGAGCTTTGTGGAATAGCACAACCCCTACGTCAACTGTATTTTCTATTGGTACTAGCGCAAACGTCAACGCTTCTGGTGGCACTTACGTAGCCTACCTATTCGCCCATGACGCAGGAGGCTTTGGCCTAACTGGTACAGACAATGTGATTTCGTGTGGGTCGTTTACGACTAACGGAAGTGGAAATGTATCTCAAGTCAGCCTTGGGTACGAGCCTCAATGGGTTTTATACAAAACAACAGATGTAGCGGACAACTGGCGACTTGTTGATTCAATGCGTGGTATGCCAGTAACCGCACCTACTGGAGAGCCTGTATTAAAACCAAATTTGTCTGACGCAGAACAGGCAGATGCTGGCGTTGTTGTTCCAAATGCAACTGGTTTTTCTATCAATGGTGCTTCTCCATCTTTTACCTACATCTACATAGCCATTCGCAGAGGCCCGATGAAAGTGCCTACGAGTGGGACTAGTGTGTTTGACGCAGAAATATGGTCTGGAAATACAACAACACAATCAGCAACTCGTAGTATTGCTGGAATTGGTTCACCAACAGATCTGTTTATTGGCTCAGAACGTAATCCCGGCTTTAATCAAAACTATTTTTACGATCGTTTACGAGGTACAGACACTGTTGGTGGCTTGCTTCTTGTATCAAGTTTAACAGCCAGCGAAACCACAAACAGCCCCGGTTACGGGCAATATTCATTTGCTCAACAAGATGGAATTACCCTAGGAAATTACACGCTAAACTACACAGGAAGAACTTATGTTGGCTGGCAGTTTAAACGTGCCCCTAGCTTCTTTGATGTTTGTTGCTATACAGGGACGGGAAGTGCTCAAGCCTTGACGCATAACTTAACTGTTGTGCCTGAGATGATGATTGTTAAACGTAGAGATTCAGCAACAGCGGGGTCTTGGTTTGTTTACGCATCGTTTATTGGAAATGGTGGATATTTGGCTTTAAACGACACAACAGCGGTAGACTATTGGATTAACATTTGGAACGATACAACGCCAACATCAACCCAGTTTACTGTGGGTAGTTATCTAAGCCAATCAGGTGGAACTCATGTTGCCTACCTATTTGCCACTTGTGCAGGTGTTTCCAAAGTAGGCTCATACACAGGCACTGGTTCAACTCAAACCATCAACTGTGGGTTCACAGGTGGTGCTAGGTTTGTGCTTATTAAAGCCTCCAGCACCACGGGTAATTGGTACGTTTGGGACACTGCACGAGGCATCGTGTCAGGGAACGACCCATATTTGTGGTTAAACAGCCCATATGCGTCTGCTGAAGTCACCAACACCGATTGGGTTGACACTGCTTCAACAGGGTTTGAACTGAGCAACGCTGGTGGCAACTTGGCTAACAGCAACGGAGTCAGCTACATCTTCTTAGCTATTGCTTAAAAGGAACACAATGCAAATACGAATCGCACAAACAGGACAAGTCATGTACGAAGCAGAATTTCGTGCATACACAAAAGCCAATGGTGGCCCATCATGGGAGACAACAACAACTGAAGTCTTAACTGCTTTGGGTGCTGATGTAGTCTTTGAAGGCCCACAAGCTACTGGTGGTACTGTTTACCAATACTCTCAAGCCTCTGGTGTCGAGCAGATTGATGGTAAGTGGTACACAAAACACATCCTTGGCCCTGTCTTTGTAGATACTACTGTTGATGGTGTAACTACTACTGCTGCTGAACATGAGACTGCTTATAAGGCTCAGAAGGATGCTGAACAGGCTAAGAGTGTTCGTCAGTCCCGTGATGATAAACTGACAGAAACTGATTGGAGATTTCGTAGCGATATGACTCCATCACAAGAGTGGAAAGACTACTGCCAAGCATTGAGAGATGTTCCTTTGCAGAGTGGTTTC